ACCGTCGTGCTCGAAGGGTCCGACCTTTCGGCGCTGACCGCTGACGCGCTCGGCGGATCGCTGTCCGTTGTGCCGATGGCCGACATGCTGCGGTTCTGTCTCAGCAACCTCACGATTGGCAAGGAAGCCGCCGACGCCATCGACGTCTCGACCATGTGCGGCCAGGAATCGCTCGCCGGCCAGCCGCAACCCGGCACCGTCTCGATTGAAGGATTCACCGACTATGGCGTCGCCGCCTATCTCGAATGGCTCCGGGCCACGAGCGACGGCAAGCGGCGCGCGCTCAAGATCGTGCTGCCGCCGCAGGCCGGCGAACCGCCAGGGCCTGGCGAAACGCCGCCCGGAACCGGCGGCGGCGAGATCGTCATGGTGTTCACGCCGTCCGGCATCGAGCAGGTGTTCGCCGTCAATGAGGGCGTGTCGTTCTCGGGCGAGGGCGTCATCAATTCCGAACCGCTGTATCTCGTGTGACGCATGAACGCGCTGATTAAAAACGACCCGTTCGCGCGCCTGCTCGCCAAACGGATTCGGACCGCAACGCTCAATCTGGACGACGGTCCGTTCGAGGTGGAATTGCGGGAAGGGCCGTCCGGCGTCACCGCACCCATTTTCGAGAATGCGACAAAGGCGGACGACGACCCGACGAAGATGACCGACATGGAGGTGCTGTCGCGCTTGCTCGGCGCGACGATTCACGTCGACGGGCTGCCGCTGACCTATGAACGGGTGCAACGGGAATGCGGCTTTGTGAACGCCCGGCGCATGGCCGAACAAATCATGCCGGCGATCATGGCGCTCTACGATCTGCCCTACACGGCGCCGGGCTCCACGCCGCCGATTGAACTGTCGGCGGCGGCCGAAGCGCCGGCGGATCTGTCGGCGGCGGCCGTCCCGGAAAAAAAAGACTCTCAAGAGTCACCCGCGGATTCTGCGAGCTAGGGCTCGCGCTCGGCAAGACGCTGGCGGAACTCGAACGGGACATCACCTGGCGGGAATTCATCGTCTGGAATCAATTCTTCGCCGAACGGGCCGAAGACGAGCGCAAGGCGGAACGTCGCCGCCGAAGGGGAACCGGGGCGCCGATGGACGAAACGCCGGCGCCGCAAAACATGGAGGCGGTCGCCGCGTCGTTCGGCGGGACTGCGGTCAAACGGAGCCGACGCAATGGCGAAACCAAAGCGCCGCAGCCGGAAGAGGCGCGGTAGGGGAACCGCCGGCGGCTTCATCACCGTCGACACCAATGCCGCCGAAATCGCCGCCAAACTCGGCGACGGCTACAAGCATTTCGCCGAACTGGAAATGCGTGGCGTTGTCTCAAAGGCGGTGAATACCATCCGCGACCGCGCGCGGGAAAACGCCGAAGGCATCGGCCTCTCGGCGACCGGCCTCAAGCGATACGCCGGCGGCCAGACGCACGTGCTGCGCGGCCTGATTCCGTCAAAGATATTCTCCTACGTCCTGCCGAACGCCGGCGAGATCAAGCGCGGCCGCGCCACGATCGACATCTCGGCAAAGCGCGGTCCGACGCAAACCTACCACGCTTACTTCATCGAATTCGGAACCTCGCGGCAGAGCCCGCGGCCGTTCTTCCTGCGGGCGCTGCCGGAAGCGCAGGGCAAGGCGATGGCGGCCGCGCAGAAGCGGTTTGATGAAGGCGTGGCGCGGATTCTGGATTAGGGGCGAACCATGGCCGGCGCAAAACTCGCGATCGACGTCGACGCCAATACCGCCAGCGCAACCGCCGGGATCAAGGCGCTCGGCAATGCGCTCGAAGGTCTGGACGCAACCGCCGCCGGCGTCGGCTCGGCGGCGGGCGCAGGGCTGGCGGCCATTGGCGCGCAGACCAAAAGCCTCGGCGTCATCGCCAAGCAGGCGTCCAATCCGCTCAAGGCGATGCGCAAGGATCTGCCGGGCTCGAAGGAAGCCGCGCAGATCGCCGCCGCGAACGCCGCGTTTGACAAGATGGCCGGGTCGATCAGGGCCGCGGGCGCCGCGCTCAAGACGGCGTTCATCGGGCCGATGCAGGCGGTGGCGTCGCAGCTGGCGGGCCTGGCGTCGACCGTCGCCGCGGCCGCCATCGCGCTCGGGCGGCGCATCGGGACCGCCATCGCGCTCGGCATGGCGCAGGCGCGGACGGCGATCGCCGCGGCGCTCAACACCGCGTTCACCGCCGTCGGCGGGCCGTTCATCATGCAGTTTGGCATCCGGCTCGGGCAGGCGTTGATGGCCGGCGTCGTCGCCGGGATCAAAGCCGCGGCCGCTGTCGGCTCGGCGATCGGATCGGTGCTGTCGGCCGTCATCCGGGGCGTCGGGCCGGTGGTCATGGCGGCCGGCCGCGTGCTCGGCGGCCTGGCGGTCCGGGGCCTCGTCATCGGGCTGACGATCGGCGCCGCCGGCGCGGCCATCGCCGCTGCGGTCACCGCCCTATTCGCCGCCGCCGGCGGGGCGGCCTACGCCGCCGGGAAATATATCTCCGATCAATTCCGCGACGCGGTGAACGCCGGCCTGTCGGTCGGGCTCGACACGGCGACGTTCACCAAGGCGATGGCGTCGCTCAAGACCGGCCTGATGCTGGACGACAAGACCGCCATCGAGGCGCTGAAGGGGGTGAACGAACAGATCGCCAAAATCGCCAAGGGCGAAGGCGACGCCAAGAAGATGGCGGCCGGCCTGAAAGAGATGGGGATCAGCCTGCAGGATCTGAAATCCGGCGACCCGGAAAAGATCGCGGCGCAATTGCAGCGCATGCGCGAGATCGTCGGGCAACTCAAACCGGAAAACGTGCAGCCGTTCCTCAAGCAGATTTTTGGCGAGGACACCGACGTCATCAACAAGGTGACCACGGCGCTGCAGGCGACCGACCGGCTGTGGGAGCAAAATAAGAACTCAATGGCGCAGGCCGCGGCCGAGGCGCTCAAGACGCAGGGCGTCTATGCCGAGGTCAGCACCACATTCCAAAATCTGCAGGCGTCCATCAGCGCTTTCGGCACGGCGCTGGCGAACGCGACGGGCTTTTGGGACAAGTATCGGGCCGCGGTTGCGGCGCTCAATCCGGTGCTGCAATCGATGCAGCAGGCGTTCGATCTCTTCACGCAGGCGCTCGAACAGAAAGACTTCTCGCTCATCACCAACAAAATCACCGAAGCCTTCACCAGCGCAAAAGAGAAAGTCACCGCGGCGCTCAATGAACTCAAGGCGGCCGTGGTAGGGAAGTTTGACGAAATTGCAACCGCCATCACCGATGCGGTGAAAAAATGGGGCGCAGCCATCACCGCCGGCGGCCAGGCGGTCATCGACGCCGCGAAAAATCTCGGGACGCAAATCAAGGACGCCATTCTCGCCGGACTCGCTGGGCTCGCCGACCAATTCATGGCGATGATGCAGAACCTGGCGAACCGAGCGCGAAACCTGTTTACGTTCGGCGGTGCGGGCGGCGGTGGCGGTGGTGGCGGGCCGGCGCCGCAACTCGCGCCGCAACGCTATTGGGCGCCCTATCAGGTTCCGGTTCCGACCGGCTTGCGCGCGGCGAATGGCGCCACCGCGCTCGCCGCCGGCGGCCTGGTGCGGGCCGGCTCAAGTCTGACCGGCGACGCTGGCGTGGTCGGCCTGCCATCGGCCGAGCGGCTCAATCAAATTGTCTCGGGGCTGACTGCGGTCGCCGCGGCGTCGAAAGCCGTCGCCGCCGCCACCAACGAGGCGAAAACCGCGAACGACAACGCCAAGCTGTCGGTCGAAGGGATCGCGGCGGCCTATACGAAACTCACCACCGAGAACAAGGCGACGAATGAAACGATCGCGCAACTCATCCAGAAATGGAACGAGGCGGCTGCGCCTGGCGCGGTGTTCGCGCAGGAAATCGCCAACATTGAACTGGCGATGAAGACCGGGAAGCTGACGGCCGAAGGCTACACGAAGGCGATGGCCGACGTGAAAAAGCGACAAGCCGAGGCGTCGGGCAACGCCTGGGCGAAAGCGCCGCAGGAATTCGCCGAGGGCCTGAAATCGTGGGGCGACTCGGCGGCGTCGGCGCTGGCGGACGCCATCGTCGAAGGCAAAAACCTCAACGAGGTCTTTCTCTCGCTCATCAAAAGCCTGGCGAAAATGGCGCTCGAGACGCTGGTGCTCAAGCCGCTGTTCGCCTCGCTCACCGGCGCGTTCACCGGCGGGTTCGCCGCCGCCGGCGTCTCGGCGATGCGGGCGCTGCCGATGCAGGTCGCGCCGCAGACCGGCCCGATGCTGCGCGCCGGGGAGGAGCTCGGCTCGGGATCGACCGGCCTCGCGCGGCCGGCGGCGTCGAGCGTGGTTGATTCGTCCGTCACCAACAATCTCGGCGCCATCACCATGAATTTTGGACAGGAATATTCCAAGGCGGTCGACGCCGACTCGGCGGCCGGCGAACAATTCGGCGCCCGCGTGCAGGCAATCATCCAGCGCGAGCTGGTCACACAATCGCGGCCGGGCGGCATTCTGCGGCAGAGGGCGGCCTGATGGCGGACGACTTCACCATATGGTGCCCGTCCATCCCGCTCGATGACGAGTCCGAGTGGCGGCTGTCGATCGCCAAATTCGGCGACGGCTACGAGCAACGCGCGCTCGACGGCATCAATGCGCTGAAACGCACATGGTCCGTCGCATATGAATACCGCGACCAGCCGACCATTCAGGCGATGCACGCCTACCTCGTGGCGCAGAAGGCGAAGTCATTCCCGTTCCTCGATCGCGGCTCGGGCGAAACCGTCAACGTCTTTTGCGACAAGTGGACCGTCACCTGGCAACTCGTAAAGCGCGACGCGACCGGCGCGCGCCGGTGGGGATCGCTCAAGGCCGACTTCCGCCTGGCGAACGGGGTCACCGCATGACGGTCCGCGCCGACGTCCAGCAACTCTCGCCGCTCGACGTCGTGACCATGTTCGAGTGGAACGCCACCGCGCTCGGCGATTCGCAGCCGTTCTACTGGCACGCCGGCACGACGTTCAACGAACAGCCTATCCACTGGCAGGGCATCCGTTATGAACCGCTGCCGATTGAAGCGACCGACTTTGAAATGTCGGGAACCGGCGCGCTGCCGCGGCCGAAGCTGCGCGCGTCGAACATAGGCGGTTTGCTCGGGGCCTATCTGCGGGCGATGAAGGACGCGCTCGGCGCCAAGGTCATTCGCCGGCGCACGCTCGGCAAATATCTCGACGCCGCCAACTTTCCCGGCAACGTCAACCCTTACGCAGACCCAACCACGTATTTTCCCGACGAGGTTTACTATGTGGCGCGCAAGGCGTCGGAAAACGCGCTGTTCATCGAGATCGAGCTTGCCGTTCGGTTCGACGTCGAGGGCGTCAATCTCCCGCGCCGGCAAGTCATCGCCGGCACGTGCCAGTGGGTCTATCGCTCGGCCGAATGCTCCTACGCCGGCGGGCCGGTGCAGGACATCTATGGCGCCCCGACGTCCGACCCGGCGGCCGATCGCTGCCGCAAGACGCTCGACGCCTGCAAGGCGCGGTTTGGTCAATATGGCGTGCTGAGGACGTCCGCCTTCCCGGCGTCGCTTCTGGTGCGCCAATGACGTGGCAACCGTCGGCAGCCGTGCTCGGGGCGGCGCTTGCGCACGCCAAAGCAATGGCGCCGCTCGAATCGTGCGGCGTGGTCATCAGCGGCGTGTTTCACCCGGTCATCAACAAGCACACCGAGCTCGACGCCTTCGTCATGGATCTGCGCGCCTTTCTGGCGCTCAAGGTCGAACACGGCGAACCGGAGGCGATCGTCCATTCGCACATCTATGCGCCGCCGATTCCGTCCGACGCCGATCTGACCGCGTGCGAGTCGACCGGCGTGCCGTGGCTGATCGTCAATTTTCCGCTCGGCGCCTGGCGGGTGATCGAGCCGTGCGGCTACAAGGCGCCGCTCATCGGCCGACAATGGGCCTGGGGCGTGCTCGACTGTTATTCGGTGGTCCGGGACGGGCTGCGCGATCTCGGCGGCATCGACATGCCCGACTTTGACCGCGAGTGGAAATTCTGGGAGCGGGGCGCTAACACCATCGAGGACAATCTCGCCGCCGCCGGGCTGGTGAAGGTCGCCGGCGACTGGCGGGATCTCGACGTCATCGGCATGCGGATCCGGGCGCCTGTCACCAACCATCTCGGGCTGTTCCTGAAGCCGGACGTCATCCTGCACCAGATGATGGGCCGCTATTCGGTGCGTGAGGTCTATGGCGGCGTCTATGCCATGGCGACCACGCTGCACCTGCGCCATCAATCGCTGATGGAGGCGGGCGATGCATGACCGGCCGCCTGTCACCGTCCGGCTGCACGGGCCGCTGGCGGGCCTCTATGGGGCTGAGCACCTGTTCCATATAGCCACGCCGCGCGAGGCGCTGCTCGCGCTCGACGCCAACTACACCGGGTTCCGGCGCGACTTCATCGCCGGCGGGGAATATGCGCTGATCGCCGACGGCGACTGGCTGCCGCCGGACGTGGCTGACGGTGATCCGGCAAGCGCGCCGATCAGCCGTGAGCTTGACATCGCGCCGGTCATCGAGGGCCGCGCCTTTCTCGCCGTGCCACTGCTCGGGGCGATCGGCATCACCGGCCTGGCGGCGCAAATTATTGGCGGCTTGATCATCTCGGCGCTGCTCATCGGCGTCTCAATGCTGCTCTCGCCGAAGCCGAAAAAAAAAGAATCAAAGGATA